CATAAATAATTGACGGCGATGTTAATTCTAATTGAAAGCCAACTAAATCTGCGCCTTCAAATCCTTGAGCATATAAATGCACGATTGCAATCTTAGTTAATTCAGAACAAACAATTTTTTGAATGCGTTCAATTGTTCTTGCAAAACGAATATCCATTGATGCTAATGTAGTTTTACCTTCTACTCCTTCATCATATCCTAAAAATGGTTTAGGTATCTTAAGGGCAGCCATCATTTTGTTTCTGATATATTCAATATCATCCATTCCAGTGAATGTCATACCAGGCAATGTATCAATTGATGTAGTTGATTGCCCTCCGCGAACTGGTAAATAATAATCTTCCAACATGTTATTCAAGTTGAATTTAAGATTATAATTTCCTGTTGCTTGATCAATATGTGGAATTTTTTTCATTTTATTGATAATTGTTTCCATGAATGAATCAACTTCATTTGGCGGAATATTACCAATATCAATTTTAAAAATACGTTTTTCCGGTGCTCGCATAATACGATGTATAAGCATTGCATCTTCCATCATCATTAATTTTTGGAATTCTTTACGAGCTCCTTCTAACATTGATCTACCATACGGTAAAAAGTTAGAATCTGATAACATTCGGAAATGTGCCATTTCAAACACATCAAAATGTACATTTGGAGATCCTACATGTTTAAATGTAATTTTATATTCTCCAGTTGCTTCATCATATTCTTCAAATCGTTCTACTTCATAACTTGACATCGGTCGTGCGTTCATTACGCCAATTTCTTCCGCAATATCTAATTTCAAAAAGAAATCGCCATATTTTGCCATATTGCGAATCCAAGTCCATAAATTAAATTCAATATTTAAAATATCATAAAATAAATTATAAAGTATTTTTTGAATTTGCGTATTATCACATTTGATTGTTAGTATATCTCCAAATTGATCCGCTAATGTAGATTCATCTGAATATATGTCTAATGCTGAACTAATAATAGGATCACGATCCATCATTTCATAATCAGCATAAAGTTGCATACGATTCTGATGCATGTAGTAGTTAGAATCATATCCTCCCATACCGCCTACCATATGCTTGTTCGAGCCATGCATTCTAGTATAACGGTCTGCTACTTTAGTTTGATTTAAATTACCAACCCCTTGCAAACGGTTAGTATCTACTACACGAAGTTTATCTTTGCCATAGGCACGAACAACAACGTTAGTATTAAATAGGTTTTGTAAACGTTTTCTTAAAGACGCCATAATATATTAATTTTATTATAAATATAACTAGTTACAGAAGCCAGGTTAAATTTTCGTTGTAATGGCCATTATTCCAATTCCAACCGTCTGCGCCATTGCTTGGTTTTCCTGTATAAATAACAGGTTCTGTAGTTTTTTGAAATTGAGACAATGTTCTTTTATTTAATTCAATTCCTTGTTGTCTTAATTTTAAAGAGGTGTCTCTTAACCATAACCCGATACAAAATGACATTACTAAGTCATCATTATATCCTTGTTGAGATTGTGCTTTACCATTTAACCAAATAAATACAAACAATTCTTGTATTAATCGTTTGCTTCGAATAATTGGTGTTCGTTCTCGCATATACATTTCTAATGCTGATATCATTAATGGACGTGTACGAGTTGTAGTTGATACTCCAGGAACCATTTGGCTCTTATCTTTCATATCATATCCTTTTTTCAATTGTACATCTGCATCAACATAACCATCATCTTTATATGTATAAAATAAATTTTCATATCCGCGGTCTAAAGCTGGTTGAATTGCAGCCCATCCAATATTTGCATTTTCAATTGCTAGCAGTGCATTATTCCATTCTGTTGCAACTGTTACGAGCATATTACCGAAATCTTTAGGCGGTATTTTGCCTTTATATTCTGCAACTTGTCGTACATCTTGTACATCAATTACATGAAATGCAGACCAGTCAGCACTGTCTCCGCGGGCAACGTCAGCTACTACTATGTAATCTCGATCATAGTTTGGATATTCCCAAACCCAATAACCGTTATCAAATCCGCGCTTTTCAATTGGTTCTTGACAAAGTGTTTCATATTCTAATAATATAGAACCATCAATTACGGTATGTCCTGATGATACAAAGTCGCAATCACATTCTTGAGCAGCACCACGTTCACCCAATAACTGAGTTTGTTGGTCACGCCATTCTTGATCTCGTTCAGGGTGTACTGTCCAATGCAATTTAATTGTATGGAAGCCATTAATGTTTGATTCAGCATCTGCCCATGTTTGATGAAACCAGTTACCAACACCATTTGGAGTAGATAATACAATTGCACCACCACCTGTTGATAGTGTTGCTTGAGATGCAATCCATATTTCTTCGATGTTGCGGATGAACGCTGCCTCATCAATAATAAGCAATGATAACGCTTCAGAACGTGCACCGGTGGTTGCAGATGATACTGCTTTGATTTGTGAACCGTTTTTAAATTTCAATGAAAGTTTATTGTCTGCTTCAATATTACCTTTTAACCAACTAGGTAAATTATCATGCATGACACGTACTTTTGTTACAAGGTTTTTTGCTACTTCTTGAGTTGTTGCAATAACCAGTACGTTAAAATCTTCTTTGAATAACATGCTCCATAATGCGAAGCCGGCTGACAATGTTGATATGCCTAACTGACGAGACTTTAAAATAACACTGTATCTATTATCTCGTAATTCAGTTAATGAATCTTCCTGAAATGGGAATAGATTAAATTTAATCTTTCCTTTTTTTGGATGTTGTATATAACAATATTGACGCATAAAGAAAACAGGATCTTTCGCACACATTGTGTACTGTTGTTGAATGATCTGTTTTATATTTGTTTGCGTCATATTATTTTATTAGTTGATTGACTAAAATACCAGTACCTAATGCTGATAAAAATCCAAATCCAAACCATAATCCTTTTTTATCAGACCATTTCGGTTGCAATAAATCAATTTGTTGTTTATACAAATCAATATTAGATTTCAATAATTTGATTTCAGTGTCTTGTTCTACAATATGTATTGAATCTAACGTTGCAATCGAATCTTGTTGTTTTACTAATCTTCGATACTTAACAATTAATTGATTATTAATATCGTCTGCTGTCCAAAGTGAATCTAGTACGAATGAAATATCTGCTAACTCAGATTGAGTAAAACATGTATCTGGTTTTGTTTTTCCTTTTTGTGAAAATACAATTACCGGGAACATTAAACTGATGATTAATTTTTTCATTTTTTTCTACGTGTTTTTTTCAAAATGTTTTCTTTTGCATCTTCAATGGCTACTTCTACAACTTCAATTGTTTCTTTAGCTTCTTCAATTTTAGAAATTTCATTTTTAATTTTAATAGCTTCTTTTTTAGCAGCTTTTGTTTTTTCTTTGATTACTTCAATCTTTTTTTCTGTTTCGATAATCTTTTCTGTATTATCTTCAATCTTTTCATCAATCTTTTCTATTTTTTTTGATTTTGTTTTTGAACTAAATAGAAAAAATGCAATAATTGCACCAATACCAGCAACAATAGCTACCCAATATTTTTTAATCATTTTCATTTGTTATTTCCTTGTTTTTATTATTTAAATTGTTTAGAAAGTTTTCTTTGAATTTATCAAATTGTTTTTGTATCGTTTCTTCAAATTCTTCTGGAGTCATTTTTTGTGTCCACGTTTCAACATCTCCATTTCCGCTACTAACAAATTGCGATGCTTGCGTATATGCTTGTTTTAACATTGCAACATCTCGTTCTGCAGAAGCTAACCAAGCTAATGCATTTTCTCGAATTTTTTGTTGTTCATATTCTTCATACGTACCTGCAATTTTCATTTCATGTTCCATTTCAATTGTACAATCAAAACACATTCCGTGAATTTTACGCATCTTTTGATCTAATAGATGCGAACCAGGGCATGTACATACATCTTTTCTACAATTAGGAAAAGCTCTAAGCTCTTGTCTAATTTCCTGAAAAATTTCTGAATTTTTTGGTTTACGAACTCGGAATCCGTCACGTTGTTCGACGATGTATGTAATACCAGTTGCATCAACTTCTTCCCATACATCGCCTACTAAATGACGTTCATTTTCTTTAGCTGTTTTTTCAACATCGCTAAAACCTACAGTTTTTTTAGTTTGAAACTTGTGGGTACCATCTAACATTTGCGAGATGGCTTTGACATTTTGTAACTTTTTAGACATATAACTTTTTATTTATTTGCTAGTTTTTTTATTGTAAATGTTTTCAACATTCTGTAAAAATTTTGAACATCTTCTGGTTCTGCTTCTTTAAATGTTGCATTTAAAACTTTTGCAATGGATTTCAATCTAGAAATGTTTCCGCCTTCTTCTTTCAAATGATTTGAAAATCTTTCGATTGCTAAAGCTTCTTTTGCAGGAGCATCCATTTCTGCACTAGCATCAGGTGCAGGTGTTTCAGCAGGTGCTTCTTCTGGTGCTGGTGCAGCAGGAGTGGCTGGCGCTTCTGGAGCTGATGTTTCTGCAGGTACTTCAGCAGCTGGCTCAGTTGCAGGTGCTTCTGCTTCCGGGGCATCCATTGGCAATTCTTCAATTGCTGGTTCTTCTCCCGGTGCTGCTTCAGTTAATCGATTAATTAATTTTCGACGTACATATTCTCGAACTAAACGTTCTTTTTGTTCTCTAGTTAAATTTTCAATTTTATCTTTTAAAACATCTGCAACATCTTTTTCTTCTTTATCTTGACGTTTCTTAAGACGTTTTAAAGCAGTTTTAGGATCATAGTCACCATCTTCTAGATCTTTATATAAACGATCATCATCTTTATATGTTGGATACATTTTTCCGTCATCTTGCATTTCTTTATCTGTTTTACGTAAAAGATTAGGAATCTTTTCGCCCGCAGATTTAGGATTCAAATTTCCTTCTTTATCATCCAATGTATAATCTTTAAGATCTTTGCGATAAGTAGGTTTTTTATTTTCTGGTTTTTTGTATTTGCTTTTGTGTTTTTCAGCCATGATTTTCATCCATTTTATATAAATATATCATCGTGCGTATTTCAGCACTCCTAGTAGTTGGTTTACTGGCGCAAATGCACCTGTTAATTTATAGGTATGGCCGCCATATACGAATACTATTCCTTCAGAAGGAATAATTGCGTCGAATCCTCCTAACCGTTGTATACGGCGTAATTCGTGTTCTAATTTAGAAACAACTGCTGGGTCTGGATTATTTTGTAATTCTTTTATTAATTGAGCCAATTCCGTTTTTAATTCTTGAACTGATTTGCTTGGATTTGCTGCTAAGAAATTTTCTGCATTTTTTAAAACCACTGCACCTAATCTTAAAAAGATTGTTTCAAATGGCTCCATGTTTTGTTTTTGATATTTTTTAAAATCTTTTTTATCAAATTCAGTTACCCATGTTAAAAATTCTGGATTTTCGATATCTTTTTTGAGCAATGAAATATTAGTTGATTTATCATTAAATGCCCAACGATAAATTAATGCGTTTAAAACATTATCTGTAATTTCATATCCTAATTCTTGTGCTTTCGTACGAATAACATCTGCCCACCATGCTTTGTGATATTCAGTAACGCGATCTGTTTCTTTTAAATTGTAACGATTTTTTAACTGATCAATTTCGTTGAAAAATGCTGATTGTTGATCTTCAAAATCATATACTCGTCCTAACTTGATTCGTTGAGGTGGAATAAATGAAAATGTTTTTTGAAGATGTGCATTTGCATCTTGTATAATACGTTGTAATGTTGCGCCGCCTGTCATATCAGTTTCTACAACATTTGCTTTGTCGTCATATTCAACTAGATTATGAAATTGTAATACTGCCACATCATATGAAATTACATTTTTTGTTGCAGGATAAATAATTTCCATGTTAGCAAATACGCGGCCGTTTTTGAATATTTTATTTAATTCATCTGGATTAATTTGTTTAAATGCTTCTGCTAAATCTTCTGCTGCCCCTCCAAATGCATCTGATATAGGTCCTCGACCTCCAAATTTATCTTGAAGTTCTTGTACAGACATTGGATTAATTACAGTCCCTTTATTACGTGCAAATCCAATTTGTCCATCTTTCCATGTTACTTGAATATTTTGGCCATCTGTTTTTTCAGTAACTGCAGACTCTATGTCTAATCGTCCTTCTAATGCTCTAGAAACTAATTCTTTCATTTCATTGAAAGTTAAGCCATGATCATCATATGGATGTGCCATATGTCCTGCAGCACCGCCTTCTGTTAATATTTGATTTTCGATTAATTCGGCACCCATTACTGTTTTTGGAAATTTATCAAAATCATAAACAAAACTTTCATCATCTTGTCGATCTAGAAAATTACTTAATTTGTTAATTTTCTTTTTATGACGTTTTGTTTCTGCTTTATTCATTGTTGCAGCAAATACTTCATCAACATCTTCTTGTAATGCAGAAGCCCACCAATCTTTAGAAAATATTGCAGACTCTTGAATACCTTTTAAGGTTTGCCATGCATTTTTTATTTTAGCATCATCAAATTGTGGATATGATGCACGGAATGTTTCATAATCATCATTCATTAATGATTGACGTACAACGGTAGCTGAAATAGGAGTGCCGTTTGCGTATGATTCTGGATCTACATCGATACTTAATTCAGTTGCATCAATACCCATTGGCATTTTGCGTCCTTTTTTATCGCCAATTGTAACATACTTATCTACATTGGGAACAAAATCTTTTGCACGAACGTAATCATCTCCTTTGGTAGATGCTGCCATGGCATAACGACCTGTTGCCTCTTCTGGCAATGCAAATAGATATTCATATGCAGCCATGATTGGAGAATTGAATTCAGTTGGTTGTATTTCTATGTTAGGATTATCATTTAAAATGTTAAACATTTCCATAGTTTTTTCTCGGGTAATTCCTTCTCGTTCTTTTGAACCAATTAAAAGAATTACGCGGTCAACTTCAGGATGTTGTGCATATCGTTGTGCTAATGCTAAATGAGCTCCCGTTAAAGGTTTGAATCCGCCAGGAAATAAAACTGTTATTTTATTCATTATGTTTCCGTTTTATATAAATATATTATCTTGCTATTTCGGTAGTTATTACTGTCATACTATTGAAATTATCTACCTAACATGGAATTATATGTTTGGACTATATGTTTAAGTCCTTTTCCGGTTCCGATTGCATCTAAATAAACACCATTATCGATTGCTACGAATTGATAAAGTTTTGTTGATGAATTATTCATCGATCCAGATATTTTACCACCTATTACTAATTTAGTGTTATTAAATCCTTCACCAGTAGCCCATTGAGTGCTATTTAAAACACTTCCTGTAATTATTGGACTATACGTATAATCTTGTGCTTGAACTCTACGTATACCATACCAACCATCAGTTGGATTATCATTTCTATAATTACCGTTAACGATGGCGCCGCCCGGGCCGCCGTGTCGAGTAATAAAATTCATATGGAAATATGGAATACCGATACTAGCTGTTACTTTACTAAATACTTGGATTTTATAATAATTTTCATAGTTAGTATCATAAAGACCAATATCTAACGATGCAGTGTTTGTAACTGCAGTGTCAGTAGCAGAATAAAATAATAATCCAGGAGCTAATGTAGTATTTATATATGATGAAGTTGCAAAAGAACCGGTACCAGTTGCTTTTGATCCCGAATCATTAAATGTCCATCCGGATGAGAAATCTAAATAATTATTAGGATTACGCATTGACCATTTTTGTTGATCTTTAGTAGTTCCAGCTAATGGATAATAATCAAGTAAATTTTCAATCGCATATTCATTTCGCAATTCTTTTTGTAAATATTGCAATGCATTTAAAGTAGTTGAATCAGTTATACCTGAATTAGAAACATAAGCATTATATAACTGGTCGGTTACAACAGCATCAATTTGTGTTGAAGCTGAGCCATATCCATTAGATGCTGTAATTTGTAAGGATATTGGTTGAAATAAATAACTAGCAGTTACGTTGATTCCCAAGCTTGGTTCAAAAAAGAGCCAGGTACCTGGATCTGGTGGTTTTCCTGGTTCAAAAATTGGAGAGTATTGAGTTTGTACTAATGTTCCACTTACAAACCATTTATAAACATATGATCCGGTTGCTCCGGATAACGTCCAAGATCCTGAAGTTGCAGAAATTGAAAGAGCTGATTCGTAATTATTTTGAGATCCAGTTGTAAGCCATATTGGGGCAAATAACAAAGTAGGTGCACTACCTGTTGCTGATGGCCATCCCGACAGGATCGATGTAGCGACCCCGGAAATATAACTTATTGATGTAGCACCGGTAGTATTGATTCTAACAATTGAAGAAACATTTACGCCTGATAACTTTGCCATAATTTTATTTATTTATAAATATCATTGATTTATATAGTATGGGCACACACATCGTGCATCATTATGATATACATTTTTTGGTATAGGCACTGTTATTTGTACATGATCATGTTGCAATGATTCACCCAACCGATATTTATCTGCACCATCTGCTCTAAAATATGTAAATACTCCATTTGATTTTAGTGCTTTATCTACAATTGCATGTTTAAATTTTTTAGAATTAACACAATCTGCATCATAAAATATTCCATCATATTGCTGTTGACATATTACGTCTTGCAATTCAAACCAATCACCTTGTATGATTGTTACATTAAGTTTATCTTTAGCCCATTCATGTAATCGTGTTAAAATATCCGGATGTATTTCTACGATAGTATGCGATTCACAGCCAAACTCTTGTATGAATTGTGCAGATATACCCATACCGAATCCAATTTCTAATATGTGACCTGAATTTTGTGTAACTCGTTGAGCATGCAATTTCATGAGTTCAGTTTCCCATGACATCATTACATATCTGTCAGGTTTATTTTTTAAAACAATGCAATCATTTTGAAAAATTAATTCTTGTCCTCGAGTCATATTATATTTCTATCCAAGTATTATCTGGTTTAAATCGTACAGTTACCCAATCTGGACCGCGGCTGCCTAATTCTCCATATAAATTATGACCAATTAATCTAACAATATCTCCGGAACCAGTTGGTGCAACTTCGGTAACATACCCGGCATTTGTACTAACATATAATGGTGCGCCGATTATTGCTGGTGTTGCTACTTGATCATGATATGTTTGTGTGCTATAATGTCCTTCTAATAGAACGGATATTGAATCATTAGCTTCCGCTTCAGTCAAACAAATTCCTAGTAGTGGCGTAGATTTAGCAGCTAAATCAGCATCAGCTTTATACCATTGTCCGGATGAACTTAAAAACAATAATTGTTGAGGAAATATTTGTTCTCCCGCTTCAGCTAAAGTAATAATAGTTCCTTGTGCTGTTGGTTCTCCCGCCCATTGTGCGGCAGATGCTGCAATAATTTGATTATCTAAAACTTCTATAAATCCTTGATTTACAGTCATATCAAGATTTGCGCCGTCGATGTAACCTAATTGCATGGTTGGCGATGCATTGCCATCATATGATAATACTTTATTGTTAGTAGAATCATATCCATTAATTTGAGTTGAATAATTAAGATTTAATGTATTGCCAGCGTTGCCTTCTATTGTTAAATCTTGAACAATTGATACAGAACCTGATACTCCTAATCTAACATTCGGTGTATTTCCTACAGAATAACCAATACCAACATTATTACCATTTGATATAACCAGTTTATCAGTATTGCCACTGTTACCGAACCACATATTTGCACCAACGGCTTGATTTAAAAATACAACGTCGCCGGGGGCATATGATGTAAATGTATCATTAAATTGTAATATACTTAATGGATCATTATTTGTGGTTTTAAAATCTACTGCTGCAAACGCTAATGAACCAGAATCAGTATTTCGTATTTTTAAAGCACGTTGTCCTCCGTTATCGGCTGCATCAATTTCTACTCTAACAGTTGGCGCATTTGTTCCGAATCCAGCATTACCTGTTACATTAGTATTACCATTTACATCTAATGACCCAGTTATAACTACATCTTGCGTAAGTGTATTAACATATGATGCAGTTGAAGCAAATGAAGCACTAGTTACAGAGCCGCCGTAAAATGATGCAGTTATTGCTCTAGATGCCCAAGAAGCTGTTGTAGGTAATGTATTAGTCGACGAATTATATACTAAATTACTTGTTTGTATTACTCCTACACTTCCACCAACGGGCTCGAATGTTGAGATATAGAAATGATGATTTCCGCCAGTAACTGAACCATTTGATATTATTTTAGATGCAGTTTCTGCGGTTTTTGCAGTTGTTGCAAAAGAAGCACTAGTTACAGTACCAGCGTAGAATGATGCAGTTGCTGCAGTTCCACTTAATGATCCTGTGAATGAGGTAGCCCATACATTACCATCAACAGTAAACGAAGCTGAAGTAGGTGTTGTTGTACCTAATCCAAGTCGACTACCTGAACCATGTAATACAGGGCCATTGCTTCCTAACTTTATAGCTCCTTCTGTAACGGTTTGCACACCATATACTCCCATGGTATTTGCTACGTTGATGTCATATAGTGCAGCATCATCTCCGCCTTGAAAGTACATGCCTCCATTTGGTTGAGCATAGATTATTCCGGTTGTAGTTAGTGAACCAGTTATAACTGCATTTCCAGTATATGGAAAAACCGTTCCTCCTGTTGTAGATACTGTTATAACATTACCACCGGAATCTACTGCCAAATTGGCTGTTGCTGTTCCTGTAAAAGATGATGCGTTAGTGTAGGCAGGTAAGCTCATTTGTTTGGTATGCATGTTCCACCAAACTACTTCAGCATCACTACCGGCATTTGTACCTCTTAATAGTCTAAATCTATTTTGATAGTTATCAAGCATCGAGGCCGATGTATATGTTCCTCCTGGAGCATTAAATCCTAATTGACCTCCTTCTCCCGTTCCGCCTGCTAGGGATGGACCTAATGTTAAAGTATTTTCATTAGCTCCTAAAGAATTCGACCCTACAATTAAAGAGCCAGTTATTAATACATTTTGATTAAGTGTATTAACATATGAAGCAGTTGCCGCAGTTGAAGCAAATGATGCACTAGTAACACTTCCTCCATAAAATGAAGCTGTTGTGGCAAATGAAGCTGTTGTGGCAAATGAAGCTGTGCCTTGTAATGAACCAGTTATACCTCCAGTAACTATAAGTGAACCAGTTACGGTTAAACCATTTGTAAATCGACCAGAACCTGAAACATCTAAAGTACTACTCGGTGTCCCTGTATTAATACCAACTAGTCCACTTCCGCTTACATACAATATATTATTTACCGCTGATGAATCTATTTCTAATAAAGCGGCAGATGATGCACCCGAAATATGAAGAGATGCTGATGGGTTTCTTCCGGCTCCTAAAGATAGACTTTTGCGTTTTCCTACAAAACGAGCAATTTCAGTATATGAACCAGCGCTTGCTTGAGTAGCATAAACTATTAGATCTGAATCATATCCATTTGTTAATGGATTCCATTGAGAACCTAAAAATGCGCCTCCGTTATTATCATTAGGACCGGTGTTACCGAAGTTAAATTGTATACCGCTAGCAGTAATTTTTGTATCAATACTTCCTGTAGGGTTGATTATGAGGCCAGTATTGAATGCTGTTGCATTTGGATCAGCTCCACTAAAAGTATTTATATAGTTCGTATCAACTAATAAATTGCCTTTTGGAAATTGTAAATCTGAATTAGATTTATTACCAATAACTACTCTACCTCCATAAATTATCGATAATGTTCTAGTTGAACTACCTACATTCGTACCAGTTCTAAATTCATGTATTCCATAATATGCTCCAGTACCACCTAATGTTTCATATATAGCTGAGGTTCCGTTTCCGGAATATGACCCTGAAATTTTTAAACTATATCCGGCAACTCCTGGGTAATAGAAAATACTATCCCCATTATCTCTTATTTGGAATGAACTTGATGCATTAGCATTTTGTATTAGTAAAGTATTTGTAGCAGATGTTGTACCCGAACCTCGTACACCTAATTGTGCGCCGATATTAGTTATACCTGAATTTATTGAAATATTTTTATTCGTACCAGGAACATAGAAGAATGTATCTGTATCAGATGCATTACCGCCAGCTGTTGATAATTGTATTTTAAAATCGCCGCGGCCGCTGGATCCTAATCTAGTAGATGCTATACGTACTGCAAATTCAGAACTATTAAAATTATAATAATGAGTTCCACTGTTAACACTGCTGCCATTATATGCCGGAGCTGTTATTGGTGAGCTAAAACTACCGGTACCAGTTACCGGAAATGTTAATACGGTAGACCCAAATGCACCAAATCGTAATCCGCCACTATCTGCACTACCGTTTGTAAAACTTTCAATCCAGGCTGATCTATTATTATGGTAAAAATAAATACCTTTCATACCTTGATTGGTAGTAGATCCTTTTAAATTTATAGATGCAGTACCATTAGCATCAGTAAAAACACCGATACTATCTTTAACATATAATGTTGCTGGTACTGTAGTGTAACCACCGTCAGTTGTTGTTGCAGAGCCAGACAATACAACTGAACCAGTTATATAAACAGTTTGTTGTAATGGATTAACATATGAAGCAGTTAACGCTGATAATACATTATAACCAGTATTGGTAATAGTGCTGTAAATAGTATCTGTACCTGAGGATCCAGTAATTGCAAACTGGTAGTTAGACGGCTCATAGTATAGACTAGCGCTAGTAGCAATATTACCTTGCCATCCTAATAATTCAACTTCGCGGACAACGATTGATGGAGCATATGCCCCCCAATTTTGAGTATATGATCCTATATAAATTACTGCTTTGCCGGTATTATCATACGCAAATCTAACTAGAATATTTGGGTTAGATGATTTTGCTGTTGCATTAAACCATGTC